CTACATTGTAATGGTGCGTGTCGCCATTACGTCCAATCGAACCCTAAAGGTTCTTGCGGGCCCTAGTGAGACACAACCCGATGCCAATGATACTCCTTCCGGTCAAAACTCTCAAAATTCCCCTCCTCGCCCTTCCCAGTCACACTCGCCTTGGGGAGAGGTCCTAAATTTAGGATCTCAAACCTCGACGGGTAAACGTGGTAAAAAGCGTCTACTGACTTTATTCAGTAGTAAGCTGCAGAGCTTCATTGGATCCAGAAAGGTATCCAATTCGACTCAAGCAGGTTCAAGAGGAATCTCGATGGTCCAGCTGTCTGTTAGCAATATCAGACAGTGGTTCACATCATGGCACGACATTGTGTCGTGGTGGAGCCGTGGCTCCTCGATGACCACTGTTCACCGTACGGAAGCAAATTCCTTTGCTCTATGGTTAACAAAAGTTCTGAAAAGAAACGGTATCAATCACCTTATAGCTCGAATGAAAATCATGCTATTTGTGGTTAACGCCTACCTGGGAGGGCGGAAATTAACATCCACCCAATCTCTTGGTTTCCGAATCCGACTTCGGTCGGGGCTTCCGGCGGCTCTGCCTCTCTTTGTGAGGGCAGGGATCCGTGCAGGAAACAAGCATTATATCCATATTTGGACATCTATGCTATTCAGTTACAAGGGTATCCTAGGAACTTGGCAGGAACCACATCTAGCGTCTGGATCTATTCAAGCTCCCCATCCCCCCTTAGAAGGAAACTCAACACTTGAGCTCTTCTCAAAATTCAGTAATGTCTTTTGGCAGATGCTTAGTCTCGAGGGGATCAAACAACCAGATCTTAAGATCAAGCATTTCTTCTTCTCCACTCATGCCGGCCCCAATTCACCTGTAACAATTCTTGGTGCAGGTCTGGATGCTTATTTATGGGCGTCTTTTGACGCCTTAAAAGCAAAACCAGGCGAGCTCCTTGATGAGTCAAAGGTAAACTGGTTAAAGCAACTTCGTACCATCACTGGTGTGAAGTCTAATTATATTAGGGAGTGGTTAGAAGCTACACATCAAATGGATATTCTCCTGAATTTCAGGAAAACTGCCAAGATGTTTGCTTTAAATCAAAAGATTGCAAACAGTGTTATAGCCTCTAATAAGGAAACTCTTTACTCATACATCAAATCGATCCCTACACTGTCAAAAACAGTGAAAAGGTTAATTGATAAGATGTTGGGTAAGACTCCAAATCTAAAGACTACAACCTCTGTTATTCCGGTCACAATGACCACCAGTGAAACTGGGTTCGATTACAAGTATATCTACGACTTCCTAGGATTAAACCTAGTTAGTCTGCGGTGGAAATTACCGACCCTTCAGCGTCTACATAACTTGTATGAAGCTGCTGGAAAGGTGCGTACCATCGCTATAGTGGACTACTGGACGAATTTTGTCCTTAAACCTCTCCATGATTGGATGTTTAATGTATTAACCCGCCTACCGCAAGACGCTACTTTCGATCAAGAAGGTAAAGTCCGAGATTTCGCCTCACGAGGTTATAGGGAAATATGGAGTTATGACCTTAAATCGGCAACGGATTTAATTCCGTTGGCTCTTTATAGAGCTCTTTTCTCTCATATTCTTCCTGAAAAGATCCTTGATCTATGGTTCAAGCTATTGGTGGACCGTGACTTCTCGTCACCTAAATCAACGCTTAAAGCTTTCAAGAATCACCCCCGGACGGTACGATATACTACAGGTCAGCCGATGGGCGCTTTGACTAGTTGGGCCTCTATGGCTTTGGTGCATCATGCACTAGTGCTTTATGCCGCAATGTGTGTCGGGAGAGTTTCTCCTTCCACCCTATTGTCTTTCCGGGACTACATGGTCCTGGGAGATGATATAGTTATCGCATGTTCAAAGACTGCAGTATTTTATCAAGCCCTGATGGCAGAGCTACATGTTCCACTCTCACTGGCCAAGTCGCATATCTCAGATTCCGGAATGTTCAACTTCGCTAACCAAACCTACGTCTCGACTATGAACTGTTCGCCTGTTTCCCTTAGGGAAGAGGTGAACGCTAATAGCATGGCGGAAAGAATCGAGCTTGTGCTCAGACTCTTCCGTCGCGGATGGAAGGAATTTGGTGATCGAGTTTGGGTAAACCGCTTCTGTCGATTGCTCTTACCACAAAGAGTTTGGGCACTCCTCACTCCGTTAATACGGAATGGGGAGGTACCTCTAGTCATCCGATGGATCCTTGCTGTAATACTCACACCAGGTACAACTAGGTATAGTTGGGCTGGTTACGGTAAAGTAGCCTTGGAGACATTCCTAGGAGCACAGCTCCGAAAAGGTGATCTCTTTAGCATGAGCTTAGACTCGATGGGTGATCTGATCGATCGCCACCGGTCTGGCAAGGTCCTAATCGGGATTTTAAATAAATGGGCAGCACGGATCTACTCCAGTTTCTTGTCCTCAAGAAAATCTCTTGAACAAGATTATAAAAACTGGGTGACACGTGTAGTGTCCGTAGACCTCGAGTGGATCTTTGATAATATCTTCGAACGATCCGTTAAGGATGCGTTAACACGGTGGGCGGCGTTGTACCGACTTCCTCTCAAAGAAGTTGTTATTGCTACACAAATGTCGCAATTCAACATCGATGATGTCGAAGCAGGTACTGGTCGACCCTGGACAGATCTGGTCGGATTTGTATCCGATGCAGAAGCTGCCTTGCCGGTTGTCCCTGATTTCTCTCAGACCACACTTGATGTGCTGACCACCCTAGAGGTGCCCGTGGGGGGTCCTGATAGTGAGAGACTACTTCTAGTCAAACGTGATAGACAAGCCCGAGAATCACTTCTCCGGGTGACGAATCTACTAGGAATGGTTGATCATTTAGCAGCGGCGACTCCTGGTTCCTTTGAGGAAGCCTGGGATTTCTCCCAATTATCGACCGAATGGTTTTCTCAACCACCGGAAGAAAAATAAGAGCCCGGTATACTGTTTTACCAACCGAAACAGAGTAGGGTATCGCTAACCGAATTGAAG